CCCAAAATATCTTCAATGATCTGTGGATCTCGTGACAGTTCCCCAGCCACTCTAAATTCAAGGCCAGAAAAATCAGCCTCTAATACTTCCCCGCCATCAAACCGGGATATAACACAACGACGAACCGGGAAGGTACCGCCACGGGGCTGGTTCTGGAAGTTCGGGTTACTTGAACTTAGTCTGCCTGTACGGGTGGTTGTCTGGTTAAACTGAGCGTGTAGTATTCCATCCGGCCGTGTGTAGGTTTTGATACCAGTGACAAAACTATCAAGGTAAGTGTTGATAGCATTCAGTCTACGGATGCCAGTTAGAAACTGTATCGCTTCGAGATTATCCTTACGTTCAGCCTGAGCAATAAGACGTTCAATGGTTGTCTTATCTGTTTTGAACCCGTTGATCGATGCGTCGTTAGGCCCTTCAGGCACAAGCTTTAGACCAGCTACTTGACCAGTCTCCATCAACGTGAACCCTTGACCGTCGCAACTTGTGCATTTGGTTAAGTTGATCCACGGCGTACCATCTTTTTTGTACTTTTGGATTTTCCCCTTACCTTTGCAAGGATCGCAATGATACGCGACTGTCTTCATTACCCTACGGGTACTTTTCCTTACCGTGTTGGCAAACTGAGACTGGCTCATTCTAGGTGGATATAGAGGCTTACCGTTCCAGCCTACGCCGATATTAAACGCCCGCTTGTGGTATTCCTTATCGTGCACATAACGACTGTACACCACCTTGGTCATGTCTATGCCGCTGTTCAGGTTAATAGGCGTATCGCCCATCACGGATGTAACGATATCTTTGAGTGTCTTTTCGATTGTCTCTTTCTCTTCAAGGAAGTCTTTCTCCACCTTGTTGAGAGCGTCCATATCAATCTTGATGCCGTTGCATTCGATCTCGCAAAGAAACATCATCATTTCATTCATCAGTTCAAAGACTGGTTTAAGACCTTTATTTGAGTCTTTATTTAGGTCTTCTTGCTGATCCAAATAAATTTCAGCACAGGATTGTACATCTGCTTCAGCGTATTCAATCACCACGTCCAAAGGCATGGCTTCAAAACCAGTACCACCTTTGAACATTTCATCGACTAACTCAGATTTCTTACGCGTCACGTCACGACGTTCGGCTGTAGCTTTAAGCGACTTACTAATCTGTCTAGCCCGGGCAAAGATGTACTCACCAATCATGGTGCAATACATTTTAGCTGGGATGGGCAGACCGGATTCCAATAAGTACAACAAATCGAATTTTGCATTGTGGGCCACGCCAAGATCAGCGGACTTCAACGCCTGAATAAAATCATCTGGTTTGTCAGAGCTTTCGATTTCGTTGTGAAAGAACACACGGCTTTGGGGTTTACCTAACACCCCATCTTCAATCATTAGCCAGTGAGCACTTACCATTCTGTTCTTAGGATGGAACGGACTGTTATCAATTATTCCGTTTTCTCGCTGTACGGTTGTTTCCAAATCAAACACTATTATCTTCATTCTACTCCCCATTTTCGTTCTGCTAGAAACCGCCACAATGTTTCTATTGGTTGCATTTCTGTGGCGAACATGAACAAGCGTTCCCCGTACCCGAAGTCATGCTTCTGGGACTGTTCCTTGAACACTTTTCTTGTGACCCAGCCGTTTACCGACATCACGTCCTCGTCATCTGTACGGCCAACCAGAATGGCGATTTCAGCACGGAACTTCTGCATCGTGTCAAAGATGAGAGGCCCTTGCTCTTCGTTCGTGAATTTTACATCTACTGGAATTCCATCAAGCCAGAGATCAACGCCGCCGTCTGAAAGAACATTGATCACCGGGGGTTCTGCATTGAACAGACGCGCTACAGCAAACTCAGCTTTATAGCCGAATGCGTTAGCCTCTTCCCTTGATTGTCTCTCGTTTTCTAGACGTGGGTTAAACCCTTGCATCTTACAGAGCGCGACAGTATCGGCTCCCATAATTTCGGACGTATGGCTGTCCTGCCTACTTAGTCGTACCTTCATTGCCAACTTACTCAACATATCTACTAATTTGTGGCTGGATGTTGCAGATCACGGTGCCGTGCCATCCAGAGAGTTTGTTTTTGGAAATGGTTAGATAACGAGTGTTATCGGGGTCAGTGTCGTCCACATCCCCGGCCTCGTGTTTGCCAATGCCGATACACAGATCAAGCTCGGCCATCTTACCAATCTTAGATCCTTCCATGTCGAAGCCTGACAAACGAGTACGGCCGCGAGCCTCATTGGATGCTTGCGATACGGTAATGACAGCGCATTGCTGACGCTTGGCTAATTCACGGAGTGATCGATACAGTTCACGCAGTCTTTCATGTGACGCTGAAAACTGACCATTGATATGAACCTTATCACCTTGGTCGATGATAACTACGTCCGCTGACATATGCTCGACATATGCCTCAATCTTTTGCAGATCCCATTCTTGAATGTCTTTCATTTCAAGACGGTCTTCGATTGCTTTGAACCTTGTCCGGGCGGACATCGGATCTTTCACAATTTCTTCACGCGTCATGCCGCCCCAAGCTTGCATAGCCCGAAGCATAGTACGCCGTGTCTCTTCCTCGTTCCCTAAATACAAAACCTTCGCACCCTGTTCACAGAAGCCACCGGGGCCACAAGTGATAGAGATTGCGAAGGCTGATTTACCTGTCTCAGGTAGTGCGAAGATTGTTCCGAATTCGGCAGGGCCGATCCCGTAGACGTTGCGTGATAGTGTGTTGATGTTGAACTTCCAACGCGCATCATCTGAAGTGAGGCGAAGAAGCTCTTCTATATCTTTGGTGGTTGTTTCACCGAAATCGTTTGGCATTACGCCTTCACGAACATTGTCCAGTAGAGTGGACAAACGTGACATCGCATCCGGTACGCCCTCAGTGAGCTCAATACCTAAGTTAGCAATCTTGTGACCTACATGACGCTTCCATAGCTCTTTCAATAAATCTTGAGCTACGCCTTCATTCAAAGGCTCTTCACGTTCAATGCGTTTGATTAGATCTGATACGGTGTCATTTTCAGCGCGGGTAGCTACTGGGTTGTTCTTTTCCCAGATAGCCAGAACATCATCTGTGCTTAGATCTGTCTGATATTTATCATGCCCCTCAGCGATACATTCGTAGATGTCTCTTAGCTCTTCTTCAAACAACCGAGGGGTCAGGTTGGTTTTGTTCGACGTAAAAAAATCTGCCGAGAGCAGACGTTTCAATATTTTCATTTCCATATTAGTGCTCTTATTCGTGCCTCGTAACGACACCAAGTATACACTAGTTAGTGTCACTAGCAACAAAAATTTGAACACAAAAAAACCCCGCATTGCGGGGCCTCTTGAAAAGTAGCTATTTTAGCTAAGTTAGCTAACTCGCAACTTCATCTTTTTGATGTCGGGCTTTTGGTCACCCCTACGTTCACGGATATCTACTTCGTGGTGTAACACTCTTGGGTTACCTCTACAGAGTGCGTCTATCGCATCTTGTAATTTTTTCTGTTCTTCTGCGGCCTGAATAAACCCTTCCGGGCAATCATAATCAATAACCACCAGCCCTCGTACTTTCATTGACTTCTCCCAATATTGTTTTTGCATCCATATATTTGAAGTCGTCACGGATAAAGCAAACCGTTGTATCAACAAAACCCCCAAGACTCCTAGCTACTTGTATAGCCTTTTTACTAGCGTCCTTGTCAAGACATATAATTATCTTTTGATATCGCCCTAGTTGTATGCGTTGTACTGGCGATATATTGGTTCCTAGTAAAGCTACGCCTGTATATACGCCTGTAGCGTATACAGCACACGCGCTGGCGGCATCTTCAACAACAAGAGCGGTGGGTTTATCTCCTACGGCTAATACGCCGGACGTATTTCCATACGATAGCCATTTGGGTTTAGCATTCTTATCTAATGTACGTCCTACTGCACCTTCATTATTATTCATCCAGAATAATACTCGATTGTTAGCAGGATCATATGTAATCTCTACGGCATTGTCTTCGTACGCGTTATAACAATTGTTATTACGAAGATAAGTTATAACATTTTTATGATGTTCTACTGAAGAATTAATACTTGGAAGTGATAACGTACGCTTTTCCGTACAACATGAGTTTGAACATCCATTACATGATTTATCAAACTTACTCTTTATAGCTTTAATACTATATCCAACTCTTTTAGCACCTCTGGCTCCGCATGATGCTTTATAACAGTTCCATACAAGTGAACCATCATTGTTGGAAATTGTGAGAGTATATTTACCACCGCAAAAGGGACAATCAATACGTTTTGTTTCTTCTTCCCTGACCCTGACCTTGCTTACAACCTCGTACTGTTCCGCTCTTGAATACATTACCTACCCCTATAGCTCGGCCCCCCGAAGCGGGCCTCGCTTTTATACACCCGAAAGTGCAATCCGTCAACAATAATAGTGACACTAGTTATGGGCTTTACCACGCAATAATTACACAACATATTGAAATTATTGTATAACTGCATAACCTGAAGGTCGTAGGTTCAAATCCTACTCCCGCAACCAAGATTCTGAATACATTCCATTTTCATCAGCCCAGTTAAGTGGGGTTGAAGAAAGTGGAAGTTTCGGTCTTGTGACACTAACTATTCCCACAATATTTATCGACATCGTCTTTAAGAATGTCTTTGCCATTTCCTTCAAGAGGGGCATGACACGATGTGCAATAGATCGTTCCCGGATCATCATAATAAGTTTTACCATGTGTAGTGCGCCCGCACCAATCACATTCTCGAAATTCTTTCCACACTGGGAAAGAGGGGAAGTCCCTGCTCGTAAACGCCATCACTATTCTCCTCATACGTCATTGTCCCACGCACGTCCTTTATGCAGACAAGCTGTTTGTTTTCAGCTTGCACTACAATTTCGGCTTCTCTCATGGCGCGGATACATTCTTCGTGTGTGTTAAACTCGTAGATCTTCGTCAGGTACAACTGAGAATTCAAAAGCATAACACCGATTAACCAATACATTATTTTGATTCCATTAAGGCGTTCCATGACACAGGAAAGAACCGGATTAATTCATCCGATATCTCTTCTGCTACGAAACGCGTTTCCATCTGAGTATCGGGGGCACAACGAAGCCTACACATATCTGCGAAAGCATCTAAGCTACCGCTCCAATACCACTCTGTGTACATAGCTTGAGGCAAGACCATGCGGGCTTGTTCAGGCGTCACACCATCAGCCAATAAATTTTTATATGTCTCAAGTGCGGCAGTGTACGCATACTTAGGGGAAACATCTGTGTCGGCTACACCTTCACTTCCTTGCTTCTTATCCTTACTGCGCCCACGCCAAACTGCGGGCATATAAAATTCTGGCTCATCATCGACATATCGCCGACTGATTTCATTCCAGCGTAGAAATTTATGCTTCACTAATTGACGCGCCACAAACACTGGGGCTTTAACGTGAAAAGAAGCGAAGCAATGCCCAAATGGGCTAATGTGTTTATGCTCGGCTAGATATTGAATGAGCCCAATATCCTTGGACTCAAGATGATCATGTTTTTTGCCGAATGACACGCGGGCGGAATTAGCTACCGTTAAGTCATCGCCCATAGTTTGTAAGAGCGTGGCACTAATCATAATGCGGCTCCATAACTAGTTCATCCGGGTAAACCTTGATGAAACCTATACAGCCTTCTGAACGATCAGCCACGGCTACTGGGGCGTCTTCATTGCCCCACCATTTCACGGCACCTTCGCTAACCTCGGGTGTGTATTTCAAATCACATTCTGTGTTTCCGCATTCAGCGGTGCAGAAAGTTGTATCTTTATAGCTGATCATTGTTGGAACCTCTTATTAACGCCAGCGGCGGCTAGTTTTATGGTTGGGCGAACATAAATAGATAGAACATCACGGGACTGGTGCCCGGTAACTGATCTGAGTTCATCCTCAGTACAGCCCGCTTCAGCCATCTCAGTAGCTCCAGTACGTCTTAAATCCCGGATCTGAAGCTCTGGTGGCAGTTTTGATTGATTGCGTACTCGTGCCGCCCACTTGGAATACAACCGACGGTCAAACGGCTTACCTGTAGCTTCACAGAGCACGATATGACTCGTATTTGAGGCGTTAGGGGGCATTACGTCTGTTAAACGAGACATTAACCGGGGGGAACATGGGATAGTAACTTCCGTCCCAGTCTTCTCTTGGGTAAAAGCAATGCACTCACCTTTTAGATTACCCCAAGTGAGTTGCCTCATGTCCCCGGGCCGTTGGCATAGGTCATAGCATAACAACGCCATCGTACCGATTGAGCGCATATTCATCTCATCGGCCGTTTGAATAAACTTCTCAACCTGTTCGGGTTCCCAGAGTACTTTCCGGTCTTCCAAGCCTTTGAGGTTCATTCTTTGGAACGGGTTGTTCTTAACACGGCCCGCTCGCATACCCATGAACCAGATCTTCCGTAGCACTTTGCAAACGTGAGTGGCCCTATGCTGGCTCTTTAGCTCTTGTAGCTTGAGATACAGCTTGTCAGCGTGTTCTGGCGTGACATTTGAGGACTTCATCTCACCGAATACGGCACCATTAGCGAACGACACGCGGGCGGCTTCTTTGATCATGGTGACATAGAAGCGTTTGCTATTGTCGCTGAGTTTCTGGTAATCGTTTGTGCTTCTGTAGTAAGCGATAAGACCATTGACCGTGCCTTCAGCGGCTCTGATTTCACGGTGTATCCCTCTCTTGTAATCCGAATACAAATCCATGAGCTCTTGAGCGTACTCGTTAGCGTCAGTCAGGATATCAAACTGTTTGTACTCAGCCTGAATACTATCCCGTAGATGTGTTGGCGGGTTGACCACCCAGACGACTCTCCCGGCCGCCCTTTGTCTTTTTTCAACATATTTTATCTTCATTCTGTTACCCCTTCGTTTAGAGAATAGTAGTGACACTAACAAATGTTTTGCCGTACGTCAATTATAGTAAATAACTAGTGTACTGTGTTGCATTTATAGGTGTACTAGTGTAACATCTGGGGTGTTAGCGCATCTTCCTCCCTGTGTGCTGACGTTGGACGACTGGTTACCCCACCAGTCAAACTTGCTTCATTGCTAGTGAAGTATCCGCCCCCCAGTCCCGACTGACCCTCGGATTAAGGCTGGGGGGTTTTTTATGTGCAAAATGCACAAAACGCGGGTAAATGTGCCAAATGGCATAAAGTGCAGATAAATGTGCCAAATGGCGATTAAATGCGCCGAAAAGTGTCATATAGATAATAAAAAAGGCCCCGAAGGGCCTCTCAAAAATTAACTGGCGCGGAAAGAGTTAAGCAACAACCTGCAATTTAGGCTCATCCGGCTCCGGGATAGGGGGTTCTACAAACAAACGAGTGCCACAGTCGGGCTCACCTATCAAGGCTATCCATTTGTTATTTTTGGTTGTGGTCAGAGTAGCTTCTTCATCATGTGTTTTAGCTAACTCGGCCGCATCCAAGAGAGCATTACCCATTTCAACGGCTGTCTCATAATCAAACTTCATCCATATATTCTCCTCTCTTTGTATCATTGAGATAGTAACATTGGCATGACCAGAACAAAGGGTCAACAAAAAAATTAACTGGCGCGGAAAACGCATTAGTAACTCTAAATAGTGAGTGTATATACAATGTGTATACACACATAAATACACACACGCACTAGGATTTTTTTTTGGATTTTGCCCGGCCATAGTAAAGGCCAGCCGGGGCTCATAACTATTGCGCTTTATCTTGTTTAGTGTATTATCGGGGGGCTATCGGATTTTTTCCGAGGCCGCCGGGGTGGTTCCCGGTGTCACTAGCTAAACGAGGTAACAAAATGAAAAAATCACCATTTAAGAAAAACGGCTTAATTAATCCGGCCGTATTATATCAAGGCCCCAGCATGATAAACGGGGCCCCCATTGTTGCAATTGCCACCCCGGCGAGCTCAAACGAGAAAACGGGCGGAATGTTGCAAATTTGGATTTTGGACGCGGTAACCGATCCAATCACGGCGAACCGCACCGGGGCCGATTTTGCTATTTGCGGCGATTGTCCATTAAAAGGCCGCCCGAATAACAAGCCGAGCGGATACGCAACGGGCCGGGGGTGCTATGTTAATTTGGTGCATGGGCCGCTTGGCATTTTCAAAAAATACCAGCGGGGCGGATACGCCGAGATAAACGACGGGGCCGAGCTCATAAGATACGGCCGGGGGCAAAATATCCGGCTTGGGGCCTATGGTGACCCGGCCGCATTGCCGCGCCATATTGTCGAAAATGTAACGGCCGAGGCTAAAGGCTGGACGGGTTACAGCCACCAATTGAACCGCGACGAAATGCGCGGGGCTAAACGCCGAGCCTTTGCCCGGTTTTGCATGGCGTCCGCCGATACGCTGGAACAAGCCCGGGAATTTTGGGCGGACGGGTTCCGGACATTCCGCACCATAACAAGCCCCGCCGATATCGTGCCGGGCGAGATACTTTGCCCCGCGACGGCCGAGGCTGGACGCCGGACAACTTGCGAGGCTTGCGGGCTTTGCAAGGGTTCCAGCATCAAGGCCAAAAATATCGCGGCCGTGGTTCATGGCTCGCAAAAGAAAAACGCCGCCGAGGTTATCGCCCGGGGGGCCAGCGTATGAAGCCCCTTTATCAATTAATCGGGTTTATTGTCTTTTGGTGGCTGGTGCTATCTTGGGTAGCTGGCACCATATGACACTAACAAACGC